CAAAGTACCTAATACAATCGTAGGCATGGTCTGCTACGCTGTCTTCGCGTTCGTCACAGAAAATCTGTTTACCGTCTATATAGCCGAGGGATTTCCGCCGCTGGCTCTGCAACTCTTTTATCGCATGAAAACAGCCTTGTTCATATTCCGGCGACTTTTTGATAAAGTAGATCCCCGGATTAGGTGAGCTTCCAGTAGACGGAGATTTGAATTTATTATTCGATCTAAGGAGTTCGTTAATACGATTACGGGTTGCAAATTCGTTGTTGTCAGCGGGAATCCAGAAGAGGGGCGGACTTGTGATACTTTTGTCGCTATACTCGTTCGAGACAGTCCAGAATCCCCCGTCTTTTTGTGCGGTCTTTTTGAAGATTTGTGGGTCCGCGTAATTTGCCGTGTAGATTTCATTTTCACTTAATTCTTTAATGTTGCGTCTGTGAGTACTGACAACTTGGTTGGGCATGTAGTATTCTCTGTAGCACACGTACACACCTTCATAGGCTGCCCACCAGAGACAACAAGTTGGGGAAGCGTCGCCGTGGTCAAGAACTCGGAAGAGATTTCCTTTCCGCTTAATTCGATCCAATAGTTCTTTGTCGTATTCCAGTAAGCTGCCACTCGGTACCTTATGTATCTGAGCATTTGAAATTCCCCATTGACCTTTAACAAACTTGTTTACCCACTCTTCGTCATGAAGTAGTGCTTCTTGGTAAGTTTCCGCACTACTTAAGCTCGCATCCCACTCGCCCTCAACGTAGAAGTAATTAGAACGCTTCTCAAGAGAATCGGGGTGAAATTTTCGAAAGACAAAGTGAAATTGGGTATCTGGATTACAGAGGAGCATATTGTAGGAAGGTGCAATAAATTTTCCGGTCTTAGGATTAGTTGGCCAGTCTGGGAATCTATCAAGCATAGATTTTGGTATTTCAGCATCATCCCACCTCCCTATACGAGCATCAAGTACATCGTAAACTTTTTCGTCTACCTCCTCCGCTTGGTCCGTGAGAGAACTGTTAATCTCCAAACCTCGAAGTGTGCTCTCGTCTACTTTGTCAAGATGTAGCCAGTAGATTGTACTTCCATTCTTAAATACCGTTAGACCGTCTTGTTCATTGTGCCGCTCGACGATTTCGCGGGGGCAGATTTTAAAGAAAGTCTGCATTGTCGTCTTTTTGAGATCGGCAAAAGTCTGGCGGGCTATGGCCATACGGTAGTTGGCAAAAGTAGTAAGAAGAGTAAAAGCTTTCAAACAGCCAGAATAGGTCTTTCCATTATTCAGGGCGCCGGAGAAGCACTGGTTACGAGCTACTGCGTAGTAAAAGGCTCGCTGAGCGGGATTCGCAAATGTGATTTGGAGGTTCACGCTTTTATACGAGAGCTTACACCGAATCGGTCACCAAGTTCTTTTGCTTCTTCCCGTGTCATTCTAGTACCAAGTCTCATGGCACCGGCGGAGCCACTCATATCGTAACAGTTAAACGTACCATTGTTGTCTTGTACAACTTGGACAGAAAGCTGCCCTTCTTCGTTGTAACCGTTACTAAAAAGTGGCCCGTCTTCCCACCGAAGCATACGTCTAGCCCAACTTTACAAAGTAAGAGGTTGCCGCACTATTGAAGGGGCACTTAAACTCCCACTTAATTGCGTCTGCTGTTCCCTCTGGCACTTGATGTCCCGTATAATCGGTAAACACCATAGTCCCATTATAAGTAAAAGGGTTGCCGTTGACACTTGCATTGTCAGCAAGCCCAAACTTACCTTCTTCAAATTCATCGTCTACACGAACTAGCCAAGGAATGCTAGGTTCGGTATTTTTGGGATAGTCGGCGGGATCTCGGCTTACCTTTATCTTCGAAGTGCCATTTCCTTCTGGAGTCCAATTGGTAACTTCGGTTTCTCCCGCTTCCATGTACTTCTTCATAGCGAGGTCTGGATGCCAACCTTCAAATTCGATTTCTTTGGTTAGCAACTCGCCTGCGTGAGCAAGATCGCCACAAAGTTGGTCCCTGCCGCTCGTAGCACCTGTCTTTAGAGCATAAAGTCTACGAACAGAGGCGGGTTTAGAAGCAACGTAAGTCTGAAAATCAAGAGACATATTATCCTTTTACCTTATTTAGACGTGGATTCGATTTGTGAGCAGCCGCCGAAGCATGACGTGTGCGACTTGCTAAAATGGCACCCGCTATTTTATGAGAGTAGCCTTCACTTGCGATCTTATTTTGTACAGATTTGAAACCAGGGTGCTTTGTCATCATGTCACGGTGTTTTTTAGCCCAAGGACCGTAATTGACAAGAGCAGCGCCACGAGGGGAGGCTTTTTCCGATCGCTGAGCCCCTTTTTCTTCAAACTCGTCTTCCTTATCAACATTCTTTGCAGTCTTCTCGTTTCCTTTGGCTCCCTTAATCATTTTAAAGTGAGCATTTACAAGAGCGGAGGAAACTTTATCTCGTAGACTCATAAAACCCTCGCGGTTTGATTTTCTTCTGGTTCATTTCTACCCGAAATAGCCGGCTCTTCAAAAATGGTCCGAAGGTGGCTAAACAACTGGGACTTAGTTTTGAAAAGAAACTCTTTTGGAGAATGGTAATGACCGTCGCCGCTACTTTTATGGTGATGAGAAACAATAAAACCGTTTTCAGCGTGTTTAATTCTTGTTTCTTCGATCTCTTCTGGCTCCTTACTCTTGATTTTCGTATAAGAGTGAAGAAGAGCACGAGAAACTTTTTCGTTTAAGGCCATTACTTTGCTCCAGGAGCGGAAAGTTGGTTGTAAATTGCGCCTATACGCGGATTGATGGCGAAAAGCTTTTGTTTGAGAGCTGCTATATACTCGTCACGCCAGTCTTGAGGAACGCCAGACTCTTGCTGATTGTAGGCTCCCATATAAGCAGGAACCTCCGCTGAAGGTCTTCCTACCATTGCACGCCCGCGCTGAGAAAGCGCTCTTGCTATTTCCTGAAAGTTGGGTGTTTCTGCAGCAGCCTGAGAAAATTGGCCACGGTTTGCAGAATTTAGAAGCGCACTGTGAATAGCTTCATGTCTAATAGTGCGAGAAAGTTGACCCGGTTCTTGATTTAGAGTGGGATCTATCTGGATACTACCAGTTTCTGGTCCTGTTAGATGTGCTAAAGCTAGTATATGACCAAAAAGTGACGCGGGGTTTTCATACTGACCTTCTCCGCCGGTATCTACAGGCGTTTTGAAAGTAATAGGCGTGCGAGTTCGTCGCTCTTGAGCAGGACCGTAAGTGGTACTTTCGTCAGACACAGTTTAGTTTAACTTCGTTAAAAACTTTGGGGAAATTCCGCGAGTAGAAGTTTCAAAGGCCCCACCAAAAGAATAACCAACAGCATAGGGCATCTCATCTTCTTTTAGTTTGAATCCTTCCGTATCTAATTGGACACCACAATTTGAACAGAAGTTATCATCTTTTTTAACTTCTTTGTAGCATCCAGTATTTTGACAGTAGAATTTCACTGCAATATTTTTGAACATAAAAGTTACCTCATTACCGCAGGCAAAAACTGTTTAATTGCTTTAAGTGTAGGAATAGCTTTTGGGTAAGGGCGAGAAAGAAGAATATGTTTGGCAATGGCATTAGAGAGTGTTTGCGAAGACCCGCTGCTGGATTTTGGCAGTTGCGTTTTTAGGAGCGGAGGGATCTTAAAGGTCAACGCTCGTGTCCTCTCACAGAAATCTTATAAGCCAACTTCTTTCTCGGTGTACTTGCAAATTCGTGTAACTGCTGGTGGCTCATTTTGAGCAAACCCTTGTTCTTCTTGTAGAGCTTTCCGGGGTTGTGTTCCGCTATTGCCATTGCCATTTGTTGCGCGCGAGAGACAGAAGGCATTTAACTTCTCTGTGCTCCACATTTTGTACATTGCCAATAAGTATGCCCAGGACCATAACCTGTCATACGAACCCAATTATGATTACACTCCCAATTATAATAACGTAGCATCAGTACTCGCTTCTGTTCGTAAGCACATTCTCCGCTTTGTCCAAGTTCGTCATACTCGGCTTCACACGCACAAAGCGATAGCCCATTGTTTCGCAATGGTGCTTTGCCCTTTCCACTACAAGCTTCATGTCGGAAGAGGGAAAAGTAAAACGGAGAAACTCAGAGCTTGTCTGTTGGCCGTGACGGTAGTAGAGAGTATATTCTATTAGCTCGCCCTGTTGTAAAGCTGGTATTTGTCCAAGTGCTTTACTTGCTTCTTTTGCTGTTGGTGCTGGTGTCATCTTGGTATAAGTATAGGATTGATCCCAATATGTTCTGCGTCGTTAATAATGATCGTTACAGAAAAGGCTTCGCCTGCCGATTTGTCATTTCGTAGCAAGCCGTTTAGCTCTAAAGCCGTCTTCGCGGCACCTAGCCGCACAGCGCCACTATCTCCCATTTGCATGAGGTTTGACACTTGTTCCAAAACTTCAAGCGGCGTCAGACCGGAACTCTCTAATAGCCGACTTAGCCTGCTTACGCTTTGTGGCTCTTCGAGTTCTTGTAGCTGCTCTTTTGCTAGAACTTTGTGTATTTGGCTTGGCGATAACATTGGCATGAGAATTACCGTTTACTTTAAGTGGACTATCCCGCAATCTCTGTAAGGCGTATTCGCGTGTTTGTGTCATTTTTCACTTTGTGGCTAGTCGCGTGGCGAAGTTGAGGCTACCACACCTCCGAGGCTGCTGTCAACTGTTTTTCTCCATTAGTTCGTTTAACTTAGCGGCGTAGGACTCGTCCTTATAGTACCTCAAAATTAGCCCCACCCTGCTCTGCACTTCTACCTTTTTAAAAATTCGTGTTTGTATAGTATCCACAGTTTGTTTTACTAGATACATGTCGTTTGCTATTTCTTTCATTGTTTTATCTGTGAGTAATAGCATACAAAGTTTCCGCTCTTGGGGAGAAAGCTTTTCCATTTTTTATTTTTTCTAAGTTTTTGTTGATAGTTCGTGGATGTATTAACTCTAGGGCGCGCCTTTAACGCCTCTTAGTACTCTCGTAAGGGGCGTACCGGTACCCTGACGGAAAGTACTAAGAAGAGTGTTAGTGGGACAATCGCTCGCGACGTGCGCGCCAACCGCGAGGGTAGCGAGGAAAGAGAGACAGAACGATTCGCGAGGAACCAAAGCGAGTGTAAGTGGTGAAGGTCACGATATCACCTTAACCACTACACCATTGGCCACGCGAACACGCGCGTACCATTTGTGCGGCTGAGGATAATGCGGACCTTCGATGGTATCTTCGCCGTCGCGATTTGTAGGAAACATACCAGAAGGATTGTAGGTAGTAAGCTGATCGCCACGCAATACAGCTTCCTTCAATTCCTTCTTACTCTTAAAGTTTGGATCAACGTAACTCATTTAGTGAACCTCCACTAACAGAGTAAGCGAAAGCCGAGCGGAAAGCAAGGAGAAAAGTTACTTACCACTACTTAGTACTCTCAAAGCAGAGCAAGCGCACGTTTTGAAGTAGGTTAGCGTTACTTCCCTAGTATCTCAGTGTCTTACGCTTTTATTGTCTTGCTCTGCTTTCAAAGGTGAGAGTGCCCGCGTATGAAATGAATTGCAAGCACTCTCACAAAGTGTGTTACACCGCCGAGCTAGCCTTCAGATTCTCAATGAATCCGGGCATTGCCAAAATACCGTCTTGTGCGGCATCCTTAAGAGCGCGTTTCTTGTCCTTTGCAAGATCCTTCGTATAGCCATTCATCTTGGCCATGTTCAGGACCATACCGGCGAGAAACTTGCTTTGAGTTTCGGAAAGAGTGGTACCAGTGAAATCGGTGAAAGTACCATCCTCGTTTTCGACCTGCCACGGTACCTTAGGATCGTTAGCAAGCTGTTCGATCGCGTAAGCCTTCAAACCGTCGTTAACAATTTGAAGAAAAAGAGTAGCGTCGTTGCCTACTCGCGCGAGCGCTTCAGCCGTGGTACTGACTGGCTCATTAGTACCCTTCTTAATGAGTACCACGTCGTCCTTACTGTCCACGTCGAAAACCTTTTTCTGAGTCGTGATGTCCATGTGTGTGTCACCCCCTTTCGGGACCGTCTTGTTTCGCTTCATGGTTTATGATAGCCCAGGTGAGCGGCCATGTCAAGAGAAAAGTAAAAATAAAAAGTAGTACTACCAGTTTTACTCTTTTTAGGCGAAGAGAGGGCGAAGTTAAAGGTTTGTAAGGGGGTTTGCGGAGGGGTTTTGACATGGCCAAGACACGGTTTAGACACCGTGGCAGGATGATTTAGACAGGCTCTGCGAGGTCGCAAGGGCTGCGCCTTCAGTCACATACCCCCAGCTTCGCCGTCTCTTCTAACCGTGTCAAAGAGCCTACTAAGTGGCAGCCATTTGCCTAGGCTTTGTAAGCTGTTGATTCTATTATATATATTATTTATCATATATATTATTACAAGGTAAAACAAAAACTGCAAAACCAAAATAACTTCTTTAGAATCAAGAGCCAGCTAGGCATCGCCGTATTACTGCCACATAGTGGGTTACCTGGCACTAGGAGAAGACAAGGCGAAACCCACCCTAAGCCCAACAAAACAAGGCAAATAGACTTCTTGACACTATGTCAACTTCATGCTAGACTCATGATGGAACCGGGCCTAGAGCATGTCAGGACCACTCCGAGCAACCTCTAGGCGGTCAAACGGCCATGGAAAAAAGAGAACAAAGAGCAGAAGTACCAAAAAGAAGAAACAAAACAAGTATTGAGAGAGGCAGGAAATACGCTCTTCTACTAAATGGTAAACAAAGCGGACAAGATTTTCGAGACCTCGCTGCGATTTTCGGTGTTGACGCCCGTCAGATTGCGAGGGACCTGCAAAATTACAAACTGAGTGAAAGAGTCTAAATGCCACAAATAAACAATCCACGTGTCGCTAGACCACCACGTTACGACAGAGCACCGAAAGAGGCAGAAGGGGACAATCCAACTATAAAGCGCTCTTTTGATGCTGGTCTTGCGAAGCGATGCTACTATATGAAGACAGACAGTTTTAGCCTAAATGCAATAGCGCGAATACTTGATATATCACATAAGAGAGTAGCAAATCTAATTAGGTTAGCTAAAGAGAGAGGCTTAGTATGATTCCCGCTACGCCCTTGCCAAGTACATGCGCTTTCTGCGGCGAAGAAATAAGCAATCCCGATCTAATAGCGATGTGCGAATCGCAGAAGCGGCCACTTTCGCACACACCTTGCTACGAAGCAAACCTAGAGAAAGAGATAAAGGGTAAGATAATACTCACGCAGGAGCACCTGGACTACCTTAACCGAAACATACTTAACCAGAGACTACCTTTCAAGATCGAACTGGAAGTGTTGTATCCGCTGTTACGCTCTTTGCAGCAAACCGCTGCCAATGTTTCGATTGCCATAAGCAGGCAAAAGGACGAATTGAAAATTGGAGCAGTCAAGGAATACAGAGAGCGGCAAGAGTACAAAAAAGAGATTGACAAAGAAGCAGTACGGATAGAAGAGGAACGGAAAGCAGTACTAGCGGCGGAACGCGCGGACCCTCTCTTAAAACTAAAAAGAAAAGCAATAGAGGGTTTCATGAAGTTACCTGGAATGACAAGAGAAATGGCAGAAGCGCAAGTTAAGAAAATGATGGAAGGAAACAAACCGCAATGAAACACAAGCTACCTAAGACCAAAAAGGAACAAGAGAAGGCTATTGCTAATGCTGCTGTAGCATTGGCGAAATACCTAAAATGTACAGTACCAAAGGCAAAGAAGTTTGTATTAGATGGAATGGAAAAGTATGGCATTCCACTAATTAAGAATTGAGGAACACAGCAATGACTGGATTCGCAGAGTGTACAAAGTGTGATAAATGGTCTAGTATTCCCAAGGAATTTAAAGAGACACTACATTTCGTACAGTGTCCAGTATGTAAAAGTGCTATGTTTCTTGTACGCGGTGTAGATCCTAAAGAAGTAGCATTAAGACCTGAAAATATGGTAGTTGCAGGAATAATGAAACAATGAGACTCCTCCGCCCATGTCCGCTTTGCAGTAAAACTCTAGAGTTACGCGAAAGCGTCTCTCTAGGTGCTGAGACTCTCAACATCTACAAGTGCGGTCATTCGTTTGTAGAAGAAAAAGCCGCTGTCGCGTATGCCGATGTGGAGTTTTCTTGTGTGAACGGTAGCGGTAAGTCCGCCCGTGAGTATCAGAAAGATGGGGTTTTAGCCGCACTGGAAGCAGAGGGAAACTTCATAAACGGAGATCAAATGCGTTTGGGTAAAACTCCACAAGGTTTACTCACGTGGCGCTACCTAAGAAAGAAAGGCAAGAAAAAATGCCTTATAGTTGTTCGCGCTGCAAACTTGTGGCAATGGATACGCGAATACAAAACGTGGGCTGACCTTTCGATGTTCGGTATCTACCCGATTGTGGGTACGAAGAGTTTTATCCCGCCCGGTTTTGGCGCTTACATCATTTCGATGGACACGTTCGGAAGAAACGGTATGTCCGACCGATTGTTGAAAGAAGGATTTGACCACTGTATTGTAGATGAGGCACACTCTTTTAAGAACGTAGACGCACAACGTACACAAGCTCTCATAGCCTTTCTGAAAGAGGTAAACAAAGCGGAAATAACACACGAGATTAAGTTCCAGTGTGCAATGTGTAAGAACGAGTGGACCGAAACTGTGACTGTGACAATAGACACTAGCGACAATGTACAGCGCGTTCACAAAAGATCTTTCTGTAAGAACTGTGACGCCGTAGTAACACAAACTCAAGCTGCTCATGTGAAAGTAACCCGTAAGTGCTCTGTCAATATGTTAAGTGGTACTTCGATAAAGAATCGTGCTGATGAGCTTTTCGTACCACTTAACATTCTTGCACCTGACAAAGTAACAAGCATCTCTCAGTTTCGCCGCTCTTGGCTTGAGCAGGACGAAAAAGGCAAGTGGTCCCGAATTAACAGACACCGATATGATCAGTTTAAGGAGTTTCTTAAACCTTACTTTCTGCGGCGTGAGAAAGAAGACGTGTACACAGACTTACCGGAAATTAACCGAACATACACAATTGTAGAGATCGAGAGTGGAGAACTAAAAGACCTGTACAATCGTACACTTGATCTTCTGGAAGTCAAGATGTCCCGCTCCGACTTTCGTATCTTCGATAGTATTGGTGATCTTATGACTTTACGTCGAATATGTGGTATTGCAAAGTGCAAGTTTGCGAAAGCCTACGCCGAGGAGCTTTTGGAAGACAGCGACAATGCGAAACTAGCTATTGGCATACATCATCATAGTGTGAGAGACGCGCTTGCAATGCAATTACAGAGTTTCGGAACGATGCGCTTATCAGGTGAAGATTCTCCGGAACGTAAAGATCAGATAATGACAAGTTTCGAGCACGCACCAGAAAAAATTCTCATTATCAATATGCTTGCAGGCGGAGTAGGAATGGATTTTCACTATGTGAACAATGTGCTAATCTTAGAACGACAGTGGTCGGCAGCGGACGAGGAACAATTTGAGTTTCGCTTCTACAATCCTGACAAGTCGATAAAGAACGTCAGTACGAATGTTGAGTATGCAATCGCTAAAGACACTGTAGATGAGTTTTTCCATGATCTTGTGGAAGAGAAGCGAGTGATCTTTGGCGAAACATTGGGAACTAACTGGAATCTTCAAAGTGACCAAGAGAGTTTCCGCTCGTTGCTTGAGAAAACTGTAAGGGGGCGCTTGTAATGGAAAAAAGACTTTTCAATTGGGAAAGTTGGGATGATATTGATATTTTGGACTTCCAATATCATAACTGTACTTTAAACATACCTATTGGTCCTTACGCTGCTGGATCGAGAATTGACGTAATTTTCCTTTCTTATGAAAGAGGGGAAATGAACTTTTATAAAAATGGAGCAAAAGATCCAATCCTTAAGTTTAAACTTCAGTTAGAGGTAACTTTGTGAAAACCTTCGACGAAGCTTTGAAGAAAGTTTTGCCATCACGAAATATGGAAGATATTGACAGGTTTGGATCTCTATATGGAAATAACATATATGAGGATCTATTACAATGTGACTTCTTGACGGAAGTGCTATGTGAAAGTTTGGCATTTGCAATTGCGAAAGGAAGCCTACACGAATTAACTTGCTTAGTAAAAAGTAGTTTTTGCCTTGGAGTCGCCATTGGCATCGAAATGGAGAAAGAGGAACTATGTGACAATCAATCCGAACCCAAGGCGTAGCACGTCCGGTACAAACTGGTGTGTGCCTTACGCTCTAGCGGTACTTATGGATAAGACAGTTGACGAATGTACAGAACTACTGAAAGAGAAGCTAGGGGATCAGCCGATAGCGGGAATCTACTTTCCGCTCGCCCTGCGAATACTGGAAGAAAATGGATACAGCTACAAAGAAGCAAAAGCTATAAAATATGGAAGGGTTTTCTTCATTGTCATTCCAATGCATGTAGTTGTATGCAGCAATAGCTACGTCTATGACAACGGACCTTACAAGGGAAAGACTTTTGAAGACCTTCGCAAAGTGTGGCATTGTTTTGAGATAACGAAGGAGGAGAAGAAGTGAAATACAAAATAATGACGTCATATACGCTAATCAATAAAAAACAACTAGAAAAATTAGCTATTGAAGGATGGGAACTAATAGCTATAGTAAGTAGAGATGTTTTAGATCCTTACCATTTTTACTTTAAGAAAATATTTCCAGTATCACTTTAAACCCCCATGCCCCAAAAAGTAATTATTCTCGATTCTTCTCAAATCTCTACATGGCTAGATTGTCCATGTAAATGGGATTTGTCTTACCGCCAGCGTCTCACTCACTCTAATAAAGTAGAAGAGGCACTTTCCGCCGGCACCCTTATGCACAAGTTGATAGAGCTATTTCACACAAATGGCAACAGTGTACAAAAAGCTCTTGACTTCAAAATGCCAGAAGGATTTCCGCTAACAGATAAAACTGCCGCCGATGTGCGAAAGCGTTTCCAAGAGTATGTACTCTTTTGGATGGCACAAGGACAAAGCTATGTGATTGCCACAAGACCACGTTATGCAGTGAAGATAGAGAACAGTCTCCCGGTCGATTTTTATGAACAGGAGCTTTTGGTAGAACAGGGATTTTCGTTCCACCTCTATGAAGACAAAGACTACCTGTTTGTGCTAGAGGGCCGTATTGACGCAATTGTAGAAATGAGTGGTAACAAGTTCTGGGTAGACCACAAATTGCAATTCCGGGAGCGGGAACTTTACAAGAAGTCTATACAATTTCGTAATTACGCTCTTGCCACAGGGTTTTCTCTGGGTATGATAGACTACATAAGGATGCAAAAAGAGATTGGACCCAAGACTTTTATACGACAGGTTATCTCTTTCAATGCTTATGAGCAGAGAATGTGGAAAATCGAGCTAATTAACATTTTCAAAGATATTGCAGATAGTGGAATAGCTCCGCCAATGCAAAGGTGGAACTCCTGTGATGGTAAGTTTGGCTACCCTTGCGAGTTTGTAAGCTTGTGTGAAGAGTGGAACCCGCAGACAAAACTAGCGATTGTGCAAAGAGATTTTGTTAAAAGAGAGGAGTGGAAACCGTGGTAGAAACCAAAGAATGGGAATTTGTTCCCACAGGAATGGGTAATTTTCTTCTTTTTTCCAACGATGAGGATTTATATGTTTCCTATAACCCTGATACAGGTAAAAGTGCCATTGGAATTTTTTGTAACGATCTTATTAAAAGTCTTTCTGGCAAAGAATATTCCGAAGGGCAGGAGACTTGTTTAGCGTCTTTAGGAAAAAGATATATTTTAAAGGGAGATTTTAGAGAGGAGTACTTAGCTATTTGGCCGGATAGATTAAAAGCGATGGAAATTTATCAAGCCAACAAGGAACAATTACGTTCAGATTGGTCAGAAGACGAAGAATGACCCGCACCCACACTCGCGAACCATACGCTCCTGAGCATCCCCGCTCCGGGTATTTCCTAATGAGAGATTCCCCGGCAGGCAAGTGTATACTAATGTGTTCAGAAGAAAAAGCTACAGTATTCGCAGTACTAGCGCAATATGAAGCCGCCGGCGTGGTTTGTTGGGTAGAAGATTTGAGAGGAGAGAAGGTGTCGTGAACTTACACATTTGTGAATTATTTAATCAAAAATATTTTGTGGTAGACACCAATGGATATCCACAAGCATTAGATGAAAACAGTGGTGGGTATAACTACACTGCTCGGGGAACAGAAGTAAAATTTTGGATTAAAAAAGAAGATGCTTTAAAATACTTGGCTGTTGTAAATTGGAAAGAAGAAAAATTATTTCTTTGTCAAGTAACAGATATTTTAGCAATTCAATTGGTAGGTTCTGATGCCCGCTCTTAACCACGTTCACATTTACGTTCGCCGCCGAGGTACACAAACCTACGGTTGTGATGACCCTGACTGTACAACAAAGGTACCAAAGGAAGAACTTGTGGGAAAACGAACACGGTGCGGTGTTTGTAAAACTAACGAGTTTGTGCTTACACGAGCGGACCTTCGGTTAACAAGACCAAGATGCCCGCAATGCTCACAAAGAGCAGATCACAAAGAAACGAGAGAGAAAAAGAGACTTTTGGAAGAGATGGGGATAGGATGAAATGAGAACAAAATGCCCTTGGTGTAAACAAATTGTTGATGTAGAATTGATGCACGATCCTCCTATAGAGACACGATACTCATTAGTTAAACATAAACTGGATCAAAAAGAGTTCCTTTTGTGCGACGGATCGTTTCAAGAAGTTGCAATTATAGTTGAAAGTATAAAGATATGAAAATCTCCTTCAACTTCGACCACCATCGCCGCGCAATTACGCTAGAGCCAGAAAACGAGCTAGAAACAGCCATTCTAGCAGAAATGGAAGCAGGCTCGGCGAAAGGAACAACCATCGAGATCAAAAGCGTAAAGACGGACGCGAGCGGAACTTTTGAGATTGTGATGAGGATGAATGGAAAGTGAAAAAAGAATTTATTTGTTGGGGAGATTGAGATGAAAGTAACAATGTCACCAGACAGAAAATATATGACTTTGGAAGCGGAGAATAGTGTAGAAGAGTTTTATTTTGAAAATATGCGACTTCCAATAAAAGCAGAAATTGATTGGACTGGCACTAGCTTTAATGGCGAGAATCAGTTTGGTATAAAGGTGACTTGTGCCCAAAGCCTCTGACCTTTCTCCCGACTCCCGTTTTGTCGCTCTTTTTGTAGGCCGCAGCGGAAGTGGTAAAACTGTAGCTGAAGCCTCTTTTCCTAAACCCATAGAGTTTATGGATTTTGATGGACGTATAAGAGGTTTGCTTGGAGCGCCTTGGATTGACCGCTCGGAAATCACGTATACCTACTATCCGCCAAAGATGGACGGCTTGATACCTGCATTAAATAAGAAACTAGAAGGAATGATGACAATGGCGAGCGTAGGGCAACCGCTCCCGAAAACCTTTGTCACGGATTCTATAACCAATCAGAATTACGCTTTCATTTGCCAAAGTATTGGGCTTACACACACAGGTAGTAATAAAGCTGGGGACAAAAAAGGTCGTTTTATTGGACCTATTGCAATGGCCGGCATTGAAGACTACGGCTTAGAGGCACAAGCGGCTTACGATTATATGGCTTTTATGAAGTCGTTGCCTTTCCAAAATATAATTGTGAGTGCCCATTACATAGACAGATTTGGTAAAGATCCCGCTAGTGACAGCGAATACGCTCCGAGTGTTCTTATCGGTAAGAAACTAAGTATACGAGACAAGATCAGCGAGAATATCCAGACTCACTTCGATCACATTTTCGAGTTTGAGCGGAAAGTCGTCAACGGGCACGAGAAATTTTATGTGCTTTTCCGAGGGGACTTGGCACGCACAAGCTACGAGAAACTCCCGGAGGGCCAAATTGACATCACCGGAAAGAATTTCTATGAAGTTATGATGGGGTATTTGAAATGAAACTCGACTACCACAATTTCGTAACCGAAAAGCAACTTGACTATATAGCTACACTTGCAATAGACTGCAATTTCTCACTTGCACAGCGGAAAGCCTTTATTGAAAAAAGAGTAGATAGGACTCTTGAGATTTGGTCAGACATCTCACGGAACGAAGCTAGTAAGATCATTGGCGAACTTATCGAACTCAAAGAATCCCGTTTTAAAAAAGCTCCTGTTGACACAGGGGATTCCGATCCATACTAAACCAAAAGGAAACTCAGACATGCCAATCATTAAGATAACAGCAGCAGACATCAAACGTGCAGAAGTTGTAGAAGCAAAGTGGTGGGGGGCACAAATCACCAAAATTGACCCACCCGAAAAGTCAGCGGCGGGGGATTCCGTCAACATTTGGTACTACTTCACAATCGAAGGCACGGGCGGAAAGGAGATCAGACACAATTTTAACTCTAAGGGCTGGATAATGATGCCAGCTTTGGAGGAAAGTGTAAGTGGAAAGAAAGTTACCGCCGAAGAAGGCTCCGCTTTCGAGCTGGACACCGACTCGCATCTTATGAAAAAGCTGGACGTTCACCTTTATGTGGACAATTACGGAGGGCGACTTTCTAACAAGATCGACAACTTCCTTCCTTATGGAAAGGGGACCTCGCAAGCGGCGCCCTTTTAGCTCTTTCTGGACCTCCGGGGAATACATAAATACCTGGAACTAGAAGAAACCATCTAAAAGCTCCTCCGGCCTAAGATGGCTGCACCTTCGGCATCCTCTGCGATAAAAAGAAGAGGGGTCCAGCAATACCAAAAGAAAGGAAACTATGAAACTAACATTTTTACTCTCCTTCTTTCTCGCCGCTGCCCAAGGAGCGGTAACCTACACTCCCCCAGTTCCAGCACAAACTGCAACACCAGGTAAAGTTGTTATGGCAGCGGGAGCTTTAACTTGCACTGTGACAGGTGATGCAGTTCCAGCTCAGGCATTAGCAATAACTTGTACAGGAGCTATTACCACTTCTGCTATTTTGATTCCTTTACCAACAGGAGCTAACTTTACATTTGTTCTAGGTTTGAATGGGGATTCTGTAGCAATACTTTTCTCACACACAAACACAGTTAGTTTTCAAGCAACTGTTACGAGTGCGGGAACCACATCGCCGGTAACTACAGGGACCCTATGATGTTGACTTACTACGATAGCGCAGCAAGCGAAGAGAATGCCATTAACTCCTTAAAATATCTCTTCGAGGAAGAAGGTTGTTATCAAACCAAAAGCCCTGTTATGGGTAAGGATTTTCCGAAGGGTTTCAAAATCACCGTAATCGTAGAACAGGTGGCGGAGTTTGATTACAAAGGAACCAAATGCCCTGCGGCGGAATAACCCCAACTAAAAATAGTTTTTTAAGAGATACAGTAGCTTCTCCTCAGGAATGCTACTATTGTGGTAAGAAAGGAGCATTACACTTTGTAGAAGAATGGGATGCCTTTATTCATGCAGTATGTGTTCCTGCATTTTTACAAACAGATGAGGGAAAAGTAATTATCAAACATAAGCACGAAGTCTATATTGATTTTGAATTAGAAGAGTTAGAGGATATAGCACATTGATCTCCGGCCGTGGTCGTTCTTCCGCTCCTGCTATCTTCATTGCTGATGGTGCGACGGACTACGATGTTTCGTGTGGCTACGCTTTGAGCGGGGACCAGGAAAACAAGTTACGTTCCCTCTGTAAAGGCACACATTTGAAGTTTGATGAACTTTATGTGACAGCTTTAATAAAAGAGAAGATCAATCTTAAAAAACCTAAGGAGAATCTCCCCCTTTTAAGTGATTCCTACAAAGAGATTCTCCTTCAGGAGATAAGGACGATACAACCCAATGTCTTGGTACCACTCTCTGAGTTATCGTTTAACTTTCTTACTGATTTGCACGATATTAGGAAATTCCGGGGTAGTATTTTACCGGCTAATACAAATGTACAAGGTAGTTTTCAACATACTCTTCGGGTCATACCGGCTCTCGGCCCCAATCCGTACTTGTATGAAGATCCGAAGATGGAGTTTATAACTCTCAATGACTTCTCGAAGATCGCCTCCAACTTAGACAGGCAAGATCCAATACCGGAGATTGGAAAATGTTGGGTAGCAAAAACTGCCAGCGAGTTCAGACTCTTTGTAGAAAGATCCTACACGAATGCCACTTTCGTTGTATTTGATATCGAAACTTACGCAAATATTCCCACATGTATTTCGTTTTGCTTCGATGGTTACGAGTCTTGTTGTGTGCCGATACTCGATTATAAGATACCCGAAGATGATCGTGTTCTCATGTTATATCAAGTGGCTAAACTTCTTAGTTCGTCGCTACCGAAAGTCAATCAAAACGTAAAATTCGACTGGCGTAAACTCCGCCGGTTTGGCTTTGAAGTTAACAACGTCTCTGGTGACACACTTCTAGGAGCTTCGTGCCTTTATGCTGAATTTCCAAAAAATCTGGGATTTCTTACTTCCATATATACTGACATGCCTTACTTCAAGGATGAAGGCAAAGAATTTGACCCTAGAAGCTATAGCCGTGAAAGATTGTACCTTTATAATGCTAAGGACAGCCTCGCTACCCATCAAGTTTACAGTAAGCAACTTGAAGAACACAGAGAACAAGGAACGGAATATGTGTATAATAACCTCATCAGCATTCTCCCAATCTACGCAGCAATGGAAGATAACGGAATCCTTGTTGACGATACCAGGAGAAAAGATTTACTCGCAAAGTACGAAAGCCTCTACGAAACCTACGTCTACAAGCTCAGACAACTCGTAGGTGAGGAAATCTCTCCTCTCAGCTCTCAGCGTGTGGGCAAGCTGGTTTACGACGAACTTAAATTTGATGTAATAAAGGGGATAAAGAAAAATGTCTCAGGCACCTATAAGGCCGACGAGGAGTCTCTCGAACTTCTCATGTGGATGTCCCGCTGCCAAAGCCCAAGAGAAGGAAAAGAAATCCTCCGAACGATTATTGATTGCCGAAAATTACATAAGGTTATTGAATACCTGCGACTTCCACTCTATCCAGATAAGCGCCACAGATGTGAGTTTAACCTTGCAGGCGCTGAAACAGGAAGGACAACGGCTGGAGAAACTACTGATTACTACTTGTCTTTTGAAAAAGGCAAAGTAAAGCTCAAAAACATGGGTCACAGCTTCCAAACAATTGGAAAGCACGGTTTTACAGTTGACATGGAGACTTATGGCAAAGACATACGGTCCATTTTCGTCCCAACACCAGGTTACACGTTTGTTGAAATGGATCTTTCGCAAGCGGAAGCAAGAGTTGATGCCGTTCTTGCACGTGACTATGATATTCTTCAGGTGTTCGATTCGCCTATCGGTATTCATAGACTTACTGGGTCGTGGGTTTATAGTTGTAAGCCTGAGGAAATAGAGAAGAACAAACTTGTGCTGAATGAGCAGGGAGTGGGGGAAGAGCGGTATCTAATCGCTAAAACTGCACGTCACGCTTTTGAACGGAACATTCAAGCATTAAAGCTAATGTTGATGATTCACAAACCTCTAAAAGAGTGTGAACGTATATTAAAAGTATGTCATGGGCGGCAACCAAACATACGAGCGGAGTTTCACCGTGACGTAGTAAAAGAAATTGACACAAAACGTCTTCTTGTTGCTCCAAATGGACGACGCCGAGACTTCTTCGGAAGACTCAACGAAGGCACCTACAATGAAGGTATTAGTTTTTTACCACAAGCGGTGGTAACAGATATCATTAAAGAGGCATTGCCAGCTATATATAGCGCGACAAGCGGGTACACAAGATTTTTAAGTGAGTCTCACGATTCCCTCTTTACAGAGGTAAGAGAAGGAAGGGAGATGGAATATGTACAGATAAGCAAGCGTTTGCTTGAACACCCTGTAGACTTTAGGAAATGTTCGCTTAGTCGTGATTTCGAGCTAACTATTCCTTGTGAAGCATCTTGGTCAAAAACTAATTGGATGGAGATTGAGGATTTGAAGATATGAAAAGAGAAGAACAGATGAAGCAAATTAGAGAAACAATAGAGATGGTTAAGATAGAAAACGATAAATTGAGAGTTGAAAACAAACAATTACGAGTTAAACTTAGCTCACTAAAATTTAACCCTGGTATAGAGCCAAAAGTACCTTCCTACTTTCACAGCGCTATAGACGAATTTTCAGATTATCCTAAAGAAGCTCGCGGGGATACAGTAAAGGTACCCTCCGCAGTGGCCACCCGACTTCCCGTGGCCACCCGCTACGATATTTTGGACCCCCAGTTTTGGTATTCCATGGCTTTGTTAGCGGGGGTGGGAGCTAAAAAGTATGGCGATTTCAATTGGCACAAGTCTCGATTGGTAGGGGAAAAGTCGCCAGTGAATCACGCTTTTCAGCACTTAGTGGATTACCAAGACGGGAACTCCTACGACCACACGGAGTTAGGGGGACATAAGAAATTTCACTTGATCGCCTGTGCTTTCAATTGTATGATGGAATTCTTTTACGAGAATAAGAATACCTAAAGTCAGTGTAAAGGCGGCCTGTGACGTTTGTGGACTCGTTTCTTGCACACACGAAAGACCGAGAGTCTCCAACTAGCTTCTGGCGGTGGTCTGCCTATACAGCTATAGCGGCGGTAATGAGAGATAATTGTTATCGTCGCTTTGGAGACTCGCGAGTCTATCCTAATATATACACACTCATTCTTGCGGATTCTGCGATTCAAAGGAAAGGAGATCCAGTAAAGTTATGTGAGAGAATGGTGAAAGTTGTCAACAACACAAAGCTCATCAGCGGAAGATCCTCAATTCAAGGCATACTCGATGAATTATCACGAACAGAGACAGACAAAAAGACGGGAACTCCTAAGACTGGCGGCTCTGCCATTTTCGTAGCAACAGAGCTTTCCGCTGGCATAGTAGGAGATCCAGAGGCAATCAAAATCTTGACTGACATATATGACTACAAAGATGAATATACCTCCCGACTACGCGGCATGGGCACTTTTAGCATTAAGCATATTTGTTTTTCTATGCTCGCTGCTAGTAATGAAGAACTTCTACGAGATGTGTATGACGTTAAAGCCCTTTTTGGGGGTTTGCTTGGTAGGACTTTTCTCATACGTCCTAGCGAATTCCGTCCTGGGAATAGTCTTTTCGATATGGAAAATACTGACGAACCGCTCAAAGACCTCGCGGGGAAATTATTAGATATTGCCAATCTGCACGGCGAATTTGTCATAGACAATGCAGCAAGAACAGAGTACGACACTTGGTATTTACCTTTTCGTAAGTCTTATCAAAACAAACCCGACAAGAGCGGAGTGATCGGGCGTATTCATGTAGGGGTCATAAAATTGGCAATGATCTTATGTGTAGATCAGACAAACGCATTGGTAGTGAGAAAGGAGCATATAGTGGAAGCAATTTCGCATTGCATGGCTTTGCTTCCGAACTATAGTAGTTTTATTATGGTAAGTGGAAAGAGCACCGTGTCTGAAGTCGCAGCACAATTGATCGAAGACATTTGGAATGGCAAAGGACGCACGATAAGCAAAAGCGACTTTTTGGCAAGACACTTTTATCAATTTGACCTAGAGATTGTGGACAAGTGTGTGATTACGCTTGAACAGGCGGGTCTGTTGAAGACCACAATGGCAGGGGGAACGGAACTTGGCTATCAAGTGACGGAGAAGTGTAAGGATGTTTTTAAATTGAAGGAGGAGAAGTGAGTGTTTATGTAGATCCTCTAGTTATTTGGGGCGGAGACGATGCTCCAAGATGCTTTAGAAATAAACCATCCTGTCATATGTATGCAGATACGCTAGAAGAATTACATGATATGGCAATGAAAATAGGAATGCAATTATCATGGTTTCAAGATCGTAGACACTTACCTCATTATGATTTAGTTCCTACCAAACGAATTAAAGCAATTAAACTAGGAGCAAAAGAAACAGATCGTCAGCATCTTTATGAATATATGAAAAGGAGTAGAGAAAATGGCAACTAAAGAACAACAAATAGCAAAATTACCAGTTCCTGTCTACCACGAGCGAGAACTAGCAACAGGCTGGTGGCGAACTCGCAGCGGCAGTTACGTGCGTATTCTACATAACCAGTACTTCGATAAACCGCCTGTATGTGGATTTATCTACCAAGAAGATGGAACACCTCTGATGGCGGCAGGGTGGAAACAAAACGGGGACAGCTATGTGGATAGGAAGTTTGATCTTATGAATAGAAAGATGGGTGACAAACCCCAAGGGTGGCCAGAGTGGACGAAGGAATAAAAGTAGATATACAACCTTTGTTAAGAATAGCTTTAGAGGAATCTGTAAAGCTACAATCTCATTATGCCCAAATGTTGAACGTATATGATGGAGGAGATCGAATGACCTTTAGAGACGGAGATGCTTGGATTACAAGGTTAATAGCTATTGGGAAGATTCCGACACAACTTCTCCACCCCTAACCGCATTAGCAAGCGCCTTTGCTATAAAAGGAGCTTCTGGTGAACTTGTGCTTGTACGCATAGCTTTGACTACAAGAGCGGCGGTTTCAGGGTTACTCATAATCTTTCCAAGCGCAGAGTTAGTTAAAATCGAACCTGTTGCCAGAGCACCCATGCCACCAATAAGAGAATGGCCGCCCATGCTACTAGCAGCTAAAGGTATGCTCCAAGCAAGATGTCCTTTTGACCAATTAAGCATTCTATCACTTATTCCGTGCCCAGCTTTCTGAGCCTCTATTTCGCTCATAAGTTCTTGAAACTTGCCAAGAGTAGGTGGGGAAATTGCTTCTCTGTAAATTTCGCTTTTAGGCCCAGTTAGCTTATCAAGTATACCTTTAGTATTAAGAGTGCCTTCACTACTTTTAAAGCCATCTGTCACAAGATCATTAAGAGCTAACTGTTCAATTGTCTTTGGTTCTCCAGTAGCAAGTTTAAAATTACGCACATGGGTAAGATCCGACAGTGCTTCTCCTGCTATTGACTTATAGGTTTGCCGCCCGGATACATCTTCTCCCCTTTCAAACTGTTTCTGTAATCGTAAGAGTTTTGATCCTACAGCATTTCTACCAAATACATCTTTCTGAGCTTGTTCTGCGGCTGCCATTTCTGGCGACGAAGAACTTGGATGTATAGCGTATTCATCAGACGCCATGTGTGTAGCTTTAGCCTGATTAAACTGATCTATAAGGTCTTTATTAGTCCCTGAGGCATTTTCCGCCGCACTTTCGAGAATCCCACTTTCTGGAAACTGGTACTTTCCAAGAGCTTCGTCTGTCATATTCTTAGCGGCTCCAGAACGCACAGCGGGGAAATTCTTTAAGAGTTTTGATGATGCAACTGCTGCTGGAAGCCCTTTTTGTATGAGAGCGGCAACACCTTTTTGTACCGCCCCCGGAATTAGGTTCTGCCCAATTACGTCTTTACCCATTTCTAGGGCGGTGTCACCAGCGTCTTCTGGACCTTTACCGAAAGTGTCGGGAGCAAAATGCTGTATAAGAGTTTTTAGAGCACTTCCCGTAAGTGTACCGGGAACTCCCGCTGCCATTGCACCCGCCATAGGTAAAGAGTTTACTCCCAGTTTACCAAAAAAGCTCGGTGCATCTGCCACTGCTTCTCCGGTTCCTTGTGCTACCAGCTTTCTTGTATCTTTATCTTTTGGAGAAACTGGTACATAGCCGGGCGGAAGTTTCAACACACTTCCAACAGTGGGCGTTTCTCCAGGATCGTGTAAGACGTAACCCGGCGGCAATTTTATTTGATCTTCATCTGCCATTACTGTTGTACCAAAGGTTGCCCAGTTGTAGCATCTACCCAATTTTGGCCATCATTAGAACCAATAGTATGCCCGTTAGGACCCACAGCTACATGTTTGTAGGAAGGCGGGGATGCATCTTTAAACCCGTAAGTCTTCTTAATGATATCTTTCTGAAAGGCTGGCATCCCTCCGAGTAGCACATCGTTAGCTCTTGTCGTATACACATTACGAAGATTCTGCACATCACTTAAGACTTGCTGTTTCGTCTTTCCAAGAGAAGCCATGCCATTAAGCATAAGCTCGATTTGCATAACAGGAATGCGACCACCTGTTGCACCTTCTAGGGATCTTCCTAAGTTTAGGGCCTGTGTTTTTATTTGGTCATATTGGTCTTTTACGTCAGAAGGAAATGGAGTACCAGAAATTATCTTCTGTCCCATTCCTTTTAACTTAGCTATGGTACTTCCGCTCGCATTCTCATCAGGCAGGTACTTTTTAGCAAAAGCCTCAATTTTGTCAAATACTGGCGGAAGCTGACCCATAGCACGTAAAGCATCCGCATCCTTGGGTTGTAGTAGTCGGCCACCAGAGGAAATAATACTATCAGCGGCGGCACGTTCAGCAGGATTAGCCATGTTAAGATTAGACTGACCGGTCATTCCTGCGATTTGCATACCTTTTAAAGTATCGGCATCCGGCATATAATGCATACCACCAATTTTAAGTTGAGTATTGTTGGTGTTTGCATTCATTTGAAGTTGGGTAGAGCGCTCCAACTTAGCCATGAATTCTTTAGATGCAATTTCTTTATTGGCTAGCCCTTCTTTAAACTGATTTTCTAAATTCTGTAAGTGTTCTTTACCTAAATTAGTTCTTTCATTTTCAGTTATTTTAAAAGGTTCCGCCGCTGTTAACTGTGCCCCAGTTGTCTTGGCAATGGCATTTGCGTGTATTTGTGCAAGTTGCTCTGGGTTAGGAAGCGCCCCTGCGGGTATTCTCATCCCCCCCGGAAGATCAAGCATACCTTCTGGGGTGCCCCCTACAGAAGTACCTCCACCTATAGATCCGGGAACCCTAGGAATTGTGTCCCCAGGTTGTTTATAAACAGAAGGAGAACCGCCAGCACCAGTAAATTCAGCTGCATTTTTAAGCTGTTCACTTTGCATAGTAGCAAGTGAATGTTGAGCCATTGCAGTCTTTAATGCTTGATCTATATCTAATTGCCGAGTTTGATGTTCATGGGTATTGCTTATTTCTGTTTCTCTTAGATCCGCAAGATGCTCCTGCAACTTCTGGTGAGCTTTGCTTTCCTCTATTTTAGCCTTAAGCTGCTCACGGTTCTGCGCCTGCCTTGCAGTCTCTATCATCGCTTGGACGATAGGGTTTATCGTTCTATCAAATCCTGGACCAACAGCGTTGATTGCCATTACCCACCCCCATAAGGACCATAACTACCATCATTACCACCAACGCTGCCAGTGTAAGGAGTTTGATTATTACCACCGCCACCTTTACCAAAGCCTAACATATTAAGAAGATCCTGAAGATTGCTTCCTGTACCACTGCTGTTTGGACCTAACAATCCAGCACCAACACCAGCAGCGACGCCACCCCAGGGATTACCACTGATGACACCTTTTTGGCTACCACTACTTGAACCTGTAGTTGTCACATCTGTAGTGCTTCCCGAAGTGCCACTTCCTGTGCTTGTAACTCCTGTCGGTATAGCAGAGAAAGCTCCCATAAGCTGCTGTAAAGCTTGTTGCTGAAGTTGTCTCTGTAAGAGAGGAACACCTTGTAAGAAATTTTCCTGCTGTCCTACTCTCCCTATCTCTTGCTGAGACTGAGCGGTTCCCGCCGCCGGGGAAAAGCTTAAACCTCTACTCGCCAAATTGTTGGAAATCGCTTTTGAAGCCGCGTCACCCCCAGCATTAATATCTTGAAGACCTTTAGCCTGATAACCAGATAAGTCTGTGGCTTGGTTATACTGATTTTGTGCACCACCAGTAAACTGTGCAATTAAGCGTTGCTGGAGTGGGGACAGATTTGGATTAACAGTACTTGAAGTATTGTTAAAACCAGTAGTTCCCCCCTTCTGAGTTTGTGTCTGATTACCAGAGAAACTCCCCGTGGTGCTACTTGGCCCTCCGCCAAAAAGCCCGGCCAAACCTCCGATAATAGGAGCTATGAAAGATGCCATTTAAGCCTCGTAGAGATCCCCACCACCGCCGCCAGTTCCGGGTTGAGTTTGTATAAGTTCTATAACCATTTGTGTAACACGAAGATGTTGACCAGCAAGCCCCGGCAGTTCGGTAACTTCTATAGCTGCTTGTGTAACGCGTAGAAACTCTGTTGTGCTTGTGGGTAACTCCGCCGGTTCCAACACAGCTTGCGTAGCGCGTAGCTGTTGGTTAGTTGGAAGCGCCAACACTTCAATTGGATACTGAGAGATTCTGTCGCCTGCCATATTTTACCCGCTATAGATTACTCCAAATACATCTGCATTAAAACGAGCTGTTGTCCAAGGTTGCCCAAGTTCATTCACAGCGGTTGCAAAAAAAGCCACACTTGCTGCTCCACAGTTATACGAAAAACCCACGAGCGGAAATATCTTCTGACTCTGCAAAGCTGGTGGATCTGGACCAATAGTAAAGCGAAAACTAGTCCCGTCATCTGAAGCACACCAAGCAGAGAAGAAAAGATAAGGAATAGTACCCACCAGTGTAAGAGTCTGAAATACAAAAATACTCTTGTCTCCTATATTAGCATCTGTAATTGTAGAAACATCACTATCAGGAGGATGCTCATTTATAGAACCAAAACCTCCGCTCCACTGTTGCGGTGTGCTGTTACTTGCAGGATAAAGCGGCAGCACATGTACGTCTCCATAGAAAATCCCTGGACTGCCATCGTTATTTATATATACATCATCAAACATAATCCCACCAAAAGGACCTACAGCGGCATAACGATGTTGAAAAGCTCGGCTGTCGTTTCCTGGAAGAGAACCCACAGGGATCGTTGTATCTATAATAGCAGTAAGTGCAACTTCTTCATGTCCGTTTATGGTGAGTCTTCCTTTGAGATTAAGTTTATTAGGAACAACTCCGCCAGTTGAAAAGAAAAACTCTATGTAGTACCAAGTACCAGAATGTAAAGCACGTGTGCTAGTCCCGATGGTTGTGCCGTCCCCACCCTGAATAGAAACTGTGCGGTCGGGGTTTATGTTAAGCCCACCTAAATTAAATCCAGCATTTGAAAAAGCATAGAAAAAACTTCCTGGTGCCAACGCATCATCAAACTTCATTGCAAAACCAGTCCCCCACGCACCATTAGGCGTAAGTTCTACAACTATTCCACCGTCAGCAGCGTGAAAACCTTGACCATTACGAGCACCGTTCTGAATGTGACCACCCGCATTATGAAGAAAAGACCACTTTCCGAGCTTTTGAGCATCAGCATAGGTGTCGAAACTGTCAGCAAATTGAAGACTCATGTATTTACTTGAACGCCAAAAGTTTCAGCATTGAAATTAGCTACAGTCCAAGCACCACCAACATCAAGATTTGTGTCGTATACTGTGCGATAGTAAAGATAGCTGTCATTGACATAAAAGGCGGCAGCCCCGTGTTGTCCTCCCCCAATTGTAGGAAAGAACGAGCGGTAGTTTTCATCGTCTTTACGAGCGTAAATAGAGTAGTGGACAAATGGGATGGTGCCAGTAAAAGAGCTTATCTGTTGCCAGTTAAACTCGTCTCGATGCCCGACAGTTGCATCTGCAATGTAGCTCGTATCATAGTCAGCAGGATTTTCATTTACCTTGTCAAAGTGTGTAGTTGGAGCACCTGGCACGATAGTAGCAAACTGAACTGTTGCTGTGTCGGAAGCCGGGAAAATAACTCCTATTTTCACATCTCCTAAAAAGTCATTATTAATTCCGCCGGTGCCATCTACAATATAGATGTCGTCGATAATGCTACCATTGAGAACTCCACTACTACTAAAATCATGCCGGTTTGCACGTTCGTTTCCGTTTGTAGTGTTAGCAGCGACTATACCTGTATCTTTAGCAGAAGGGGATAAGACAGTAAGTCCGTTAAGTTTTACATTTGTAGTAACTACTATATTGCTGCCAACAAGAGACAGTTGATTCTTAACTTCTATGTAATACCAAGTCCCCGGATTTATAACCGCAGATGAAGACCCGTAAGTCACATTACCAGTACGTACCCCCAAAGTCCTGTCGGCGTGCAGATCAAGATTCATTATAGCAATATTATTAGCAAAAAGAGTATAAATTGCATTGCCCGGTGTATTAGAACTTGTCACATCAAAGAAAGCCCACCCAGCTACCCACGTAACTTGATAATCAAGAGTTATGCTAACAGTAGAATTGACAACACCTTGCCCTAAGAGAAGCCCATTGTTGTGTCTTCCACTATTAGAGACAGTTACGCTTGGACCCAAAACCTGTGTCCATTTCTTCTTAATATCGGCAGTAGCGTAGTGATCGCAAGAGTCAGCAAATCGTGCAGCCATTACATATCCCTCTGAACTACCAGACCTATCGAGATAATCGCCGCTCCGTTAACAGCGGAAACTGTGGGAAAGACAACTGTGTGCTGAAACAACTTAGGCACAGGGGCAATAAATAGAGTGGAAAAAACAGGACCTTGCGCGCCTGAGGGGAGAGAAAGTGAAGTAGTAAGAAGATTAACCCCGCCAACAACAAACTGTATCGTAAGAGGACCAGTAGCCGGTGCAGTTTGTGCATAAAGCCAAAGCTCATGGGGAATACCTTCTCGACCTTTACCAACTACAAAACCGGGAAGTACCTGTCCAGCAATAAGAACATCTCTTGTCCATGTGATAGTGTGAAATTGTTCAGGCTGAGTAACTTCTGGTGTTGCTGTCGTAAGTTGTTCAAGAGTAACATAGTCTTTAGGAGAAGTTCCGTCTCCCGCATTTCGTATTCTCAAGCCGTGAAAATCCCAGTCTTTAGTGTCGATACGAGTTTTCCAATCAAGTAATTCTCTAAGAACGATCTGAACGTCAGACAAGCTACTTATTGTTCGCACACGTACACCAAATTACAAAGTTCTCACACCGCTCACACACTAGTTTCTCTGGTTTTGATCCTTTCACAAACACCTTCGGTATTCCATACAATCCGTTTCGCTTGAGAGTCATAGCCTCTCTGCGGTTCTTATCGTATTTAGTTGGTTCGGGCTCAGCTCTACTTATTGAATCGTTTCCCATTTGCTGTCTGATTCCATTCCTGATAGTTGGACTTTCATTAAAACATTATATCTATGAAAAGAATCAGAACATGGTCCAAGTACAAGCCGGCAGATGTCAGTGTTTACGTTCTTCGGAAAGAAGATTTCGTAAACCTCGTCCACTTGCGGTAAGACCGGGAAAGAGCTAGAGAAGAGGGGAGTAGCGTATGTAGGGTTAGAAGGAGAAGCATCACCAAAAATCTGGTAAGGCATACTTGTCGTCGTGCCGTTCATGATAAGACGAACACGGAAACCAAACAACTTACCTATTTTGTCAAATCTTATTGGTCCGAGTTGATCGTACTTTTTAGGCACTGGGAGAACTTCAACATCTTCCGGCTGTCCAAGTCCATAGAACTCAAAAGGTTGAAGTGAAGGGCTTTGGAGGATTCCGCCAAAATCCGTTCCGAAGACATCGTTGATAAAGTAATGGTATAGCGTTGTCTTTCCGCTAGAGATAAATGTGGTTGTATTAGATTGTAGTAATCCGTCCACAACTGGTGTAAAGGTGACAGCGGAACCATAAGTGTCGATGACCAAGGGAAGAGTACGTAGACGTTTGCGAGCAGCTACACCAAAGTTGTTATTGGGAATACGAAAGTACTCCAAACGTGGAGGCAGAACTTCTACGTCTTGGGGAACGACAACTCCGTAGAACTCGAAAGGCGTAATGGGCGTATCACTTGATTGTAAAGTTCCTCCGATGTCAATTCCGATAACATCGTTATCTGACTGAGGAAAAAAGTATTCAACTGTCGTCTTTCGCGTCGTGTTAAAAATAGCGGAGGCATGTGATACGTTATCCAATAGTGGAGTAAATTGGACGTTCTTGCCTCGCGTAAGGATCTGGAATTTGTAGCTGGTGTGACGCTTTCGGTTTGGTGTTCCATAGTTATTAGCCGGTATGATAAGAAACTCAACAGGTGTAGGTAGCTTCTCGCTTACACACTCTTCTAGGTTAATCGAGTAGAACTCGAACACACCACCACTTAAAATACCACCAATATCTGTACATACGGCTTCGCTGGTGAAATAGAAGATATATGTTAACTTGGTTGCATTGTTGACAGTACCTGAACTTGTCCATATGATGTTATCCAAGAAAGGTTGAAAGTTAATATTGTTCCCTAGTGTATCTATAACAAAAGCAAAGGCCGTAACACGCTTCCTACTGATTGTACCCAAGTTTGTAGGCAATATCCGCAGATAGTCAAGTTGTTCCGGCCTTGCCTCATACTCTATGGTATACTCATAGAGTCTGAACACAAAAAGAAGAGAAACGTCCACAATGCGAATAGCGTAGCGGAAACCAAGAGTTACGTTGTTGAGGGGAATATACGTTGTACTAAGGCCACTCGATGAGTATGTTTGTAAGAGTGTCCAATTACCGGAGTTGTCTTTATCCAAGTATATTGAACATGGCCTTCCCCCTGTATCGCTAATGAGCTTGAGGGTAAAAGTGTCTTTCCTATTTCTTGGCTGCCCATTGGCATCATATACCGTCTGAAAGAAGATTGGTTGTCCACTTAGTTGTGCTCCTGACTGGTCTTGAAAACCTGTTCCTTTGTCTAATTCAAAAATATCCCCAACAGCAATGTTAGGATTTACTGTATTATTGTAGCCAAGCAGTACCCTGTCAGTTTGCGTAACGTACACAACAAGGGGGTCTGTAAACTGTAAGCGAAAAGTCTTATTAACAAGGTCGTACACGATAAGCTGACGTGTTCCATCTTGAAAAGGCAAAGTCATGTAGAGACGTGTTTTGCCCACACCAAGAGAGTAGCGGCCATTGTTATTAGAAATAACAGCGACAGGAGCAATGCCCGCTCGATTTTCTCCTTGGAAAAGTAATCGCAACTGCGGCGAAACCAACGTCGAATTAGAACCCGTGGTGACTCGTAACCCGTCAGCGGCCAAGTAAAATAAGCCACCGTTAACGATAGCACAGTCTGCTGATAGCGGTGGATATGCTTCTCCAATTGGAATAATGGATACATTAAGTGTACCATCCGGCAATGATGATAGGTCGCCACTAATCTCATATGTGTTCTTTGTAGTCCCCAGTACAAGTACTGTGTTCGTAACTTTCCTTATAAAAAGGTTCTTCTCAGTTGGGTCCCCACCCGCTTTTATCGTATACCGCTGGTCTATCGCATCTGGGTTAACGGAATCTGAGAAATAGATATTGCTCAAACCCATGTAAACCATTCGCTCGAAATGCAGACCCTCCATGAAGTAGATTGTGTCGCCGAGGTTTTGAATAGACTGCAAGAACCTGTTAAGTTTAACGTTTGTAAGTAGAGCAGACACATCACTCGTGTTGTCTACAAAAGGAGTGCCTACCTGCACTTTACCTACTAAGTAGTAGTCATTTAGAAAGCTTTGTGGTATAGTCGGATCATTGGTAACGTTAGTTTGACGGAAGATCCAATTATGCGTTACCTGGGCATCTCCGCTCGGAGCAGGGGTAACAGTACAAAAGCCATTAATGACATTTATCGGCGGGGAAGCCGGGGACATCTCACTTTTGGCTACATAGACTCCGTTATCGTTGACATTGACTTGAATATAGGTATACTGGCCGTTAAGAACTCCCTGTACGCCTCCTGTAAATTTAGCATTGCCGACAGTAGCTCCTGTATATGACAACGCCGAAAAGGAGTATCGTATAGCAGTAACATGTTTCCAGTCCAGAGTTGTGTCATTTCCTTGTCTCGTGAAATCGCCTCTCTGAGCGGAGAATATCGAAATTGCTCCTGCTCCATTTATAAACTGAGGGTTTGAGCCGGGGTCCCACTGAAAACTGTAGTAGTTAGAAATTGCAGTAAGCGGGCTATTATCTAAGATGATGTCAACTTTAATATCGGTTATCAAAGTACTATCGGCAGGCTGAAACATGAAGAAGAAAGTATCGTTGTCAGGACTTGCCGCCGGACCATTACCGATGTTGGTAGTATCTACACCCGCTAAACTTGCAATTACTACTTCTCGCAGAGTGCTTCTGTCTACATTACCTTGAAAAGCAGAACCCTGCGGGTTAGGAGTATCGCCTTCAACTTGTGTGAAAGCTCCGTCAAGATGTAATAGAGGTTGACTAACCGTACCTATTGTTGGGGCTGCTGGAGTTTTAAGACCAAGGGGCAGTATATTAGTTCCATCGTCCTTGAATCTCTGAGTACCAGCGCACACAAGTACTTGACCGAGACAATCTCCGAAAATCGCACGATCACTTCCTGAGCACACAGTAACGGAATCAGAAAAGGTCCCATTACGCGAG